AATGCGACGACATCGTCGCATTTGACGGGTTGATGATTTAAGCAATAGTACGGCGGGCAGCCTCTTCGTAAGGGATACCTTCCTTCGCCGCCAATGCCAATGCACGTTGGTGATGGCTCAAGGCTTCCGGGTCCGACGCTTCGGCAAAGTCTGCCGCCAATCCCGACGGCGTTTCACCTTTAGCCATCTCGCCGCCCTGAATCTGCTTGGGCAGCACGGCAGTAAAAAACGCACGCAGCGCAGCAGACAAAGGCTGCTTCTTACTGCCTTCGCCGAAGTCGGCAGTTACGTCGTCAGGGTATTCGGCAAAATCCAAAACCTTGACGACCAAATCCTTGTCGGCAGGTTTCAGACGACCTTCTTTAACCAAGCCTTCAGCAAATTCGGCATTCTGATCATGCGCACCATCGCGCAGGGCGGTATGCTGCTCGTCTTGCAGCTTTTTCAATTCCGCTTGCGATTCGGCGGCCTTCTTCTCGGCAGCTTCGCGGGCGGCCTTTTCGGCTGCAAGCTCTTGTTCCAGCGACATAGGGGTCTCCTTGTTTTCATGGTTTTCTGGGGGTGGGGGTGATTCGGTAAATTCGGCAGGCGCATGGGTTTGAGGCACGGCAGCCAATTCTTTAATTGCCTCAATTTGCCAGTCAGGCAGCACTTTATCGGCTTCTTCCAGACCGAAACGGCCGATAAACCAGTCTCTGAAACGGCTTAATAACGAGGCTGTCTGAAGGTGTGCGTCTTCGGCAAACTCGACATAAACTTCGCCCTCGGCAAAACTGATGGCGGACAAACCCTTGACTGCGGGCGGTTGCGCGCCCAAAAAGCCGACATGGCGTAGCGTCCAAACACCCGGTTTAGGATTGTTCGGGCTGGTTGGCGGGTAAAAACTTGCCGACACTTTTTTATATCGTCCGGCTTTAACCAAATCCGCAAAGCCTTCATCAACTTGGGCAAAGTCCGCCGTCAGCACGCCGTTTTGCACACCAAGCGACTTGACCCAGCCGTAGGCGGGCGCATCTGCCTTGGGATGCCCGACCACAATAGGAGCCTCATGCACCTTCGGGTCATATGCTTGGGCAGCGGCAGCAAGGTCGGCCTCGGTAATCGTTACCGTATTGCCGTTTGCATCGGTACGCGTCCCTGCACGGAAAATTTCGTAAGACATAAAAAAGCCTCATCGGATGAATGAGGCTATTGTGGCAAAGGCCGTCTGAAACCGCTTTTAATGCGGCTTAAAGAATGATTGTTCAAAAAGGCGTTAAAATCGCGTTTTTAGCGCGTTTTACCATTGGGATAGGCAAACCCTTATCCAAGCCGACAAATGCGCTAAAAAAGCGGTCAGGACAAATCCTGACCGCTATCTTGAATAAATCGGGTAATCACACAAACAAATCTCCCTGATTTTTTGCCCGCTCCGCCAACCCGACCTCCTTGACGATGCGGTAGATGTGCTGGACGGTCAAATCATATTTGCGGGCAAGCTCCACATGATTCTTGCCGTTAAACTCCTTATAAATCTTCAGGTCGCGCTCGGATACCCTGCCCAAAAGGTTTTTGGGAAAATAAATCAACTGCCCGCCCCAGTTGCTGGTCAGATGATGAGACAGCTTTTTAGATACCTCGACCGCCTGCTGCCGCTCCATCGGCAATACCGACATCAAGCAGGCGACCGCCTGGTCTTCCAAATCCGCCACCAGCTCAGGCACTCTGTTGTCCGCCATTTTCCACCCTCACTTTCCATTTCTTCAAATGCTCGATGACCCGTATCGCGTCATCAGTTCCTAACCATCCATGATAATCTATGCCCGTCATGCGTTTGACAAATCGAGCCAGGCTCAATTCAGACGGGCTTCGCACCGCGCCCAAATGGTGCAGCTCCAACCAAAGCGCACGTATCTTTTTGACCTGCGCCTCCATCATGCGGTTTGGCATATGCACCGGCAAATCAGGCTTGCTTGATGTCGCCTGCGCTTTTGTGGTAACCACAAAACCCCGCATCTTCATCGCCCGTACGGCAAGCTCCAGCTCTTCAACCGACAGTTTGGTACTGCTCGTCTTGCCGCATGACAGGTTGGCGAGCAGCGCGCGGTATTCGCCATCGTCCATCATCAACTGGGTTTTGGCCACATGGATGAGCCGTATCAACCGCTGTTTTTTCTGAGCACGGGTTTCCATTTCCAGACCCCTAAGAACCTCAAAAAAGTGAAACAACGTTTCACTTTTTTCAAGAAAATCAATAAATAATGATATTCTATTCGGGATTTTTGCGCAGTGCAACTAAAACGGAAGGACGCAAAAAAGGTCGCCTGAATCTCTTCAGACGACCTTTTAAACATCAGCGGCTTTAACGGTTCACCGCTTCTTTCAACGCCTTGCCTGCACGGAATTTAGGCGTTTTTCGTGCCGCGATGGTCAGCGGTTCGCCCGTTTTCGGGTTGCGGCCTTTGCGCTCGGCAGATTGGGCGGTGTGGAACGAGCCGAAGCCGACCAACGTAACGTCTTTGCCGTCCTTCATCGCCTGCGTTACCACGCTGACAAACGCATCGACAAATTCTGCCGCATCGCGTTTGTTCAATTCCGCCTCATCGGCGATGGCTTGGATTAATTCAGATTTATTCACTTTTTGACTCCTATTTAGGTTTAAATGCGGCAGACCGTGCCGCGCGGTTTATTGGATATTGACTAACTCCAGCTCTTTGCCGGTTACCTGTCGAATTTCTCGGTTAAGGATGGCCAGACACAAAAGGCCTGCACTTTGGGCGATGCTGCCACCGTCTTCGTCATCCTTCGGCATCGGTTCGTCCGAAGTCAGCTTGACAAACAGGCCACCCGACTGATCGCTGATGAGGATATTTACCGTCGCCATGTTCACACCTTCGCCACATCCAAATTCATCAACTGATACTCCCCATCCTCGCCGCGCTGATACACCCGCACAAACGGCTTGCTGATATGCACCTGCAAACTGTCGGAGAGCGCGTCCATCGCCCGTTGCCATTTTTCGTCGGTGATTTGCAGGCGGCGCAGTCCGAGTACGCGGGCAGTGCTGATATTGCCTTCCTTATCCACCTGAAACGCCGCGTTAATCAGCGTTTTCAATTCCGTGCGGCTGCCTTCCGTCCATTCGTTGATACACTCATCAATCAAGGCTTTGGCGGCAATCAAACCTTCGTCAAATACCAACGTATCCTGCATGGCAAGGTTGACGCGGTACGCGCCGTCGAAGCTGTGCAGGCTGATATTGCCTTTCTTGCCGCCGACATTTACGTCGTAGCGGTCGGCACTCAACTGCACAAACGCGGCAATATCGTCCATCGCCTCGCGTTTGAAAGTGATTAAGTCATCCTGCACGGCGCGCGCTTTGGCAGCAATTTCCAGCACCAGCTCGTCACGCAGCAGGTCGATTTCTTTAATATTGGCCAGAGGCACGAGATTGCCTTTGGCATCCTGTTTGTATTCTTTCATGTCAACGCTATTCATTTTGTTTTACCTTTCTGCCTTGCGGCATTAATCCTTTTACACTCATCCACTGACCGGTGGCGTGGCCCGTGTATCCAATCCCTGTCCATGCAAGGGAATCTTTCCAGCAGGCTGAGTGTCTGTTTGAGTTTGGCGGCCTGCGCTTTGCCGTATTCGGTCGGACGGTGCTTCTTTTCCAATTTCGGCACCATCCTGATTTCGGGCGGCGGCAGGTGTTTGATAAGGTCGGCAGGGTTTGGCCACTCTGACGAGGATGCCGCGATAGCTCTAAAGGCTGCCTGTATCCTGATTCCGTCCTGTTCCGGTTGCCACGGCCGGCCGCTCAGTATGCCCAACCAAAGTTCGGCGACTGCCGTCAAATCCGCCGAGGCAGGGCGGCCTTTGAGGTTTAAGGCGGCGAGCATCATAAAACCCTGCGCGATTGCTTTTTTCAGCCAGCTATTGTTGTCCTCCATTTGACCACTCCATCAAACCGCCCAACCCGCTCCTCAATTTGGTATTTACCCCTTCTCTCGCGGGAGAGGGTTGGGAAGAGGGCAAAACCGCAATTCCCGCCGTCTTTTCGGGCGACCAAAACGTGATGTTTTCCAATAAATAACCGTGGCTGGTCAGCGGCGGTGTCAGCTTTCCCGCATCCCGTGCCTCAAGGCATCGTGTTGCCGCCCAAATCCAAGCCTCGCGCGGGGCCGGGTACGTTTTTCGGTTACGGACAATCTTGCCGTCCCGTATCATCGGCGCAATCTCGCCGACAAGCTTTGAAACACGGTTAAAACTTAAATCCTTTTCGGCGGGGCGAAAAAGCGTCAGATACCGCAATACCGCCTTAAAAAGGTCGTCTGAAATGCCGGTCAGGGCAATCAGGGCTTCGCGGGCATCGTCATGGACGATTAATACATCCAAGCTCATCACCGCACCGCAGGTAGGGCAGCGTACTTTCATGTTCTCGCCTCCATCAGACTTTTAAGGCTGCAGTAAACCAAGTCGGAAAAATCAATAGCTGCATCACATGCCCGATCACCATCTTCTACATCCACCGGAGGGAAATAAAACAACCCGTTTTTCCAAGATGTATTTGCGGCGACAACCGCATAAACTTCTTCAAGCGTACAGCCCTCATTCAGCTCTTTACTCAGGTAATCTGTATCGCCTTCTTGGTTACCCAAAGCAGCATCCTGAGTAATCTTGATAATGCCATCGCGGGCGATATTTAGATAAATTGTCATCGCGCCGCCTCCAAATCCTTACGGCTCAAGCACCGCAATGCCGTCTGAACCACATCCTCAACTTCATCCGATAGTTGCGACGACACATACATCATCACAAACTGACCCGATACCGTTGTCAGCTCGGCGGCAAGATGACCGCCTTTCTCCCGCCAAACCGATACTTTGATTTTGCTGTAATCCCTGTTCATTTTTCCGCTCCCGCAGGCTCCAAAACCACGCCTGTTATTTTGTCTGTCTCGCTCATCCCGCCATAAACTGCTTCCCAGTTTTGATCGGCTTCCAGAGCATCCCTTTGTTCTGCTGTTGCCGCGACCGGCTGGCAGGAGGCCAACATGACGGTTAATATCCATAAACCCCTCATTTGTACTGCCCCCTGTCATAGACGTTGATCTGCATAGGCTGTTTTTGGCGGCAAGGTTCGGTCAGCATTGCCTGTATGGCCACGACGATGGACAGCAGCACAATTACAATGGCAAATTCGATTTCATCTTTTTTCATGATTTCCCCTTTATTTTTCAGACTCTTCCGATTCGTCGATACCGGCCAGAACGGCTAACTCCACTATGTCCTGCCAAGTCAATACAAACCGCTTCCCAGTAGCTTTACTGATGACCATCGGCTCACATCCCACAGAGATTTCCATCGTGTATTCCATGCTGCCGACTTTCCCGGTAGCTACCTGTTTTCTAAATGGGAGCAGCAAGTGATTGGGGTCAATAAATTTTCCGAATTTGTTATCCATCTCACACCCCCCGTACCACATCGCCGTCAACCATCTCAAAACCAAGCTCCGCCGCCTGATTCATCGCTGCCGCCACCAAGTTGTTGACCGCCAGCGGATAGAGTAGGCTGTTGGTTTCTAATCCCTTGCTCGTGCGGCTTTTGACTGTCAGACGCTCGGCAACTGCATCAATCGCACTCTGGTCTAAAATCTTTGCCATGTCCGCATTGACGCGGTCAAATTTGTGCTTGAGATAGCCTTCGAGCTTGCCGTCGGTCAGCGGCAAGAGCGTAACCACTTCGCAGCGTTGCACCACCTCGCGCACCGCAGGATTGTTTTCGCTAAGTTTTTGTGCCAACTCCGTCTGACCGATTAAGACAATCCCGAGCAGGCGTTCAAACCCGTTTTTCAGCTCAAAAAAGCGTTTCAGGTGTTTCAGGGTTGGCAGCGGCAGGCCGTGCGCCTCTTCGATCAAGAGCAGGTGTTTGTTGCCTGCTTTCGCGCTTTCCGACAAAGCGCGGTGGATTTGGCGGAAACGTGCTTCCGGACTGCGTTTAGGGCTGGTTCCCGGCGATACTGCCTCCAAAATGGCCTCGGCAATATGTACCGCCTTAAGCGTTTTGCCTTTTTGGTCGTTGTCTTCCATTGCCAAGACATAAGGCTCGATCAGGATGATTTGTCGGCCTTCGCGGTTGATACGGTCTTGCAGGTCTTCGCGCAGTGTGGATTTACCCGCTCCGCTCTCACCAACCACCGCCACAAAACCGCCGTGGCAGGCCGTCTGAAACATTGCCTCGCGCACATAGCGCACATCCGGCGTCATATACACATCGTCCGCAGACTGGATTTCGTCGTTAAACGGGTCGCGGAATAGGCTAAAATGTTGTTTTGCCGCTTGGTTTAAAGTTGCTTTTCGTAGTAACATCTCATTGTCCTTGTCTTCGTAAGTTGCTTGGGCAGGTGCGGCTTCCGGCTCGTTTCTCAGGCTCGCTGGGATTTCCGCACCATTCGTTTCAAAAAATTGTTTCAATTTCCTTCGCAGCTCGGCTGCGTTTTTTTTCGGCCATTGCCCGTGATTGACTACCGCCACCAGCATCGGCTTGCTGCATCCGATTTCGGCTGCCGCGGCGGCATAGGATTTGCCGATTTGCTTAAAGGTCTGTTTCATGCTTTCCCTTTTTTTCAAATGCGACGACGTCGTCGC